TGTTTGTCTGCCGTATTGGTCTAAATATACCACACCCATTTGGTAGGTACGCATAGACTTTAAAGATGGCACTGGCGTAGAACCGTCGGGATCCGATGATATATTTATAAATTGCCCCGGGTTATCCGGGTCTTCAATTATATCTTCATTTTTCGTAGGATCATGCACAATACTAAACTCAAAGTTTGGTATAACCTCACCACCAGCAAAGTCAACCATGTCAAAGTTTTGTGTGTAGTTACCATATATAATTCTATTCCCAGTAATTTCTTGGGCCAACGCTTTTTTAGGAACGTTATCATAAGGTCTTAGCAATTGGTTAGACGGCAATAAAGAAGATATAAGCTCTGTCTCTATTTTAATTCTGCCGCTATAGCCTGTCGCCCCGCCTTCTTGGTAGCTAGTGTCATTCCATTGATTATATGATTGGCCAGGTAAATTTGGTGCAGTTTTTTCTATAGTATCAACACGGTATACATTAGTACTGTTTGATTCTTTGTAAAGTATATCTATTGCTATTACATCATCAGGAATATCAGGAGTAATAAAGTCCCTTATTTCAAGTACACGTATATTATTTGTCATAGCTAAGTTATAGCCATCAACACCTGTATACTCAAATTCATCACCTGGTATAAATGCTATCTCTGTAAAAGGCGAAAATGTTGAAAATTGATTGTCATCGTATTTATAACGATAAGCGAAGCGAGGAAATTTAAACTCAAATAATGGATCGTCTTGTTCAAGTGTAACATCAAATCCTTGAGGTCCAGTCGGAAGATCTTCGCCGACGCTTTGAAGTTCGCATATAGCCTGAGCCTCTGAAACAACCTGAGTTACTTTTACCCGCGCTTGAAATTCTCTAAGAAAGTTGTCGTCTGGATCTTGTATGGTTAATAATAAAAAATCGCCAGCTATGTAATCTACAGAGTTTGTCCAGTTTAAAGTTATAACAGTCCCGAAGTCCATTGAGATTGTTTCATCAGGATCATCATTTGGGTCTGTTGACAACGTGTTAAATTCAAAGGTTGTAGTTGTCTCTATTTCTCCGTCTCTAACAGTATTCTTTTTATATATAGTTGGCCGTAAAAGAGGCGATTTTTTTATAACAGTAATATCAGCTTCTATGAAGTTTCTGCCGAATATTTGGGTGTGTGTAGCAAAATCAGATGAACCCTCTTTAAATTTTTTTATTTCAATTTTTTTAGGCTCTGTTTGATTGTCTGTAAAAAATAAAAACCCTTCGAGTATGTTTACACCCGTAATTAAAAAGTTTTCATTAAACCTAAGTATACCGTTCTTGTCTACTAAAATAGGAAAAACAACATCTCTTATTTGGTCATATTCAACAATAGCATCTACGCTCTGTGATGTAATAAACCAATATATCTTTTCTGTGGTTGCATCTTTTACAGTGCCTATACATTTAGCGTCAGCAGGTATATAAGCCAGCCCAGAAGCTGCCCATGTGGTATGCAGAGTGGTTATATCGTTTAAAGTACGATTTACCATTTCAACATTACCAACTAATGTCTGTAACGCACCAACGTCTGAGCCTTCGGATGTAGCTACCTCTAGGTTTAACGCATCCCTATACTCGCCATTTGGAACTAAACGCTCATCAAGGTCTTTATTCATTTTGCCCTTGAGAAACGTATGAATCAATTCTGGCATATTCTAGTGTTTTATTTGCTTAGACTTGCCACGCATAACCTGCGTCAGCTCTTCTAGCTTAATATTTGATAACCTTAACTTAGCATTACGCTTTGACGCTCTTGCTTCTTTTTTATACCTTTGCACGATGTACTCCGGCGTGGTTGGGCGAGTAGAGACTATAGCGTATGCTATATATTTGTATAAAGCGTCTTCTGCAAACTTATGGATTTTACTTTCTTCATCAGTAGCAAGTCCATCTGACACATACTTTATTGATATTATTTGTCCTACTATATTTGAACTGAAGTGCATCACCCCTCTAATAGGGTCTATAAAAAATACACCATTACTTTGCGAATGCTCCGGATCTAATCCGTATCTACGACCTTGCGAAGCGCCTTGTATAAGATCAGCGTTGTTCATATTTTGAAAATCTGTTTCTGGCGTACTGCCGGATCTTTCTGATTTTCTAAATCTTTTAAATGTTTCTGAAGGCGTAGCGGTAACTATTTCTCTACTTTGCTCGTCGAATATATATTCATATTCGTTATCTTGTACGTATGGCAAAGGATCGCCTGTTTTTCTTGCCGGGTACAATATTCTTTCAATACCAGATTCATCTGTCATCGCTACTTTTATGTAGCCAACAAAATCTTGTGGCAGCGGTACGTATAATGTAGGTCCAACCTCAACTTCAATCCATTTGGATGATGGCAATATATCAAAACTCATTTCAGCTAATCCACGTTGTGCATGGAAAGCTACATCAGTTCTTTTAATTTTACTAATCAGCTTATTCTCACCAACATAAGATATTATAAAGTTATTTATAATGTCTTTTAAAGAAACAGCCTGGTAATCACCGTAATTTTCATCGTAACTATTCCATATGCCATCCGGCCCTAAATAGTACTGCTCATTATTTTGATATAGTAAACCCATCTATTATGCTTTTTCTTGTTGTGTATTCTTAATTTCTTCACCGGCGGCTATTTGATACATTTGAATATCTTTAACAACTAGCCCGGCTAATTCTAATACTTTTATTACAAGCTCAGTTTCTTCTGACGGATGTAATTCAAAGTCTTGCGAGTATGTAGCGTCATATAGCGCTTCGCCATATACCATTTGGTATCTCCATTCAACCTTAGCTGGCTTACGTATATAATTACACTTTACAGCGGAAGTTAATTCGGTATTACCATACACGTTAATATTACCGTTTTTTGATATATATATCGGGCGTATATTTTTAGGCTTAGTTAATGGCGAAGAGTTAATATATAAAAACTCATTTCCATTAATTCGCTCTGCTTCTATATCTTCGTTAAGAGTTTGTCTATATATAGTAGGATTCTCTTCCGGAAAGTTTGCCGGCTGAGTAGGCGAAGGGTAAAGATCCCTTATGGTAGTGTTTGTAAATATAACAGTACCAAGCCTGTACATATCTGTAGGGAGTGGAAAGTAGCTATTTGTTTCGTCGTATGTTAGATCTCCCTGGGTTTCGAATATAGCTATTTTTTTATTCAGTATATCAAGCATGTCCGAGTACTCCGTGTCATTACCAGGTGTTCGGCCAAATTGATTTATATCATAAAAATACTGCTCAAATAAATCTAATTGAGCCTGATTTGCAAATAAATTAAATTCCTGAGGCGTAACATACCCTCGTTGTTCTTTATTGAGTATGCCTAATACTCTTTGATAAACAGTATCTATACTTACGCTCATATTTTTTTTATTTATAGTAATTAGGCCACCCATAAGATGGCCTTACCACTATGAGTGACTATTTAAGTCTTTTTTCAATTGCTTTATAAACTTCAACGCCTTCGTCTGTTTTAAACCATGCTGCTAATGCAGAATATGGGTTTTCATCAAAAGGAACAGTCATAAGCTTTCTATCGCCGTCTCCATATGTAAATGTTCTTTGGTCTTGCGATAATTTTACTATGCCGTTTTCAACAGCTTTAATACCAAAGTTTCTTAATTGCACGTTATCATCATTTGCTAATTCAACAAACAATAATGGATTGCGTTTTGCAAATATTAAACCGTCACGTTTTAACTCGCTGCTTGACAGCTCGTTTACTTTAGACCCAAATTGAACTCTTAATATAGCTTCTATTTGGTCAATGTCTAATGCTTTAGCTAAGTTGAGTGCAGTTATTTCAGCTTCAATCCAATCTAATTGATTCGCAGCTTGCTGCTGAGGTTTATACTCTTCCCACACCTCGTCTTTCATAGGGTGGTACAATGATAACAGCTTTTGTAATACTTGGTTTTCTTTTGGAACATTCAATGCTCCATTTCTAAAAACAATACGCCCTAACGTTGCCGGTCCTTTTTGTTCATCTACAAAGGGTGATGGTTGGTTAGTTGCATATTTTAATTCTCGTTGATACCCTTTATCAGCATCAAACCAAAGTAATGGTTTTCTTGTGCTGTGTTTAGATGGTACCGTAAATACTAATGGACGCTTGTTGTTTCTAAGCGTATATAGTCTATCTTTAACTTCCCAAGATTGCTCTACAACCTCGGTTTCTTTCTTTTTTGCCATGATATAATATAATAAAAATGTTAAAAGTAATAACTACCCCCGTCAGTTCAACGAGGGTAATTACTACAAAGGTTTTAGCTTGTCGCTTTCAACAATACGAAGTTGTTAGCAGCTTGAACACACAACGCTCTTTCAGATAAGAAGTGTACGTTCATTTCGTCAGCGTCAGAAGTATAGTTACCTCCTACTGATCCAGTCACCCAAGACTTCATTCTACGGTCATCAGCTTCAGAAGCTCTGTAGCGGATATGTAGGAATGGACGTGAGATGTTCTTTCCGAGTTGCTGATCGTAAACTGTAGAAGTACCAGCAGGAACTAGTACACCTTCAACATCTGCAACTAATCCACGAGTTGTAGAATCGTTTAGATATTTCCAGTCAGTTTTATAGAAATCGTAAGAACCTCTACGGAATCCTGAGAAACCTAGGTTAAGTGCCATATCTTCTGAATTGTCAAATACACCGTAAGATGTACCTCCAGCTCCAAGGCCATTTTGTTGTGCTAGCATATTATCGATAGACAAAGAAGTTGCGCGATCTAAGAAAAGCATGTTTTCTTCGATTGATCCTTGCTTGTCTAGCTCAGCCAAAATAGTGTCAAAGTCAGCCATACCTGGGCTTAGTTGGCCAGCTGGCGCAACCGCTCCAAAGTCAGCATCAGTATAAACTAATCCTCTATCTTCAAGAGCAGCAAATAGACCTTCAGATCCAGTTACGTTTGCACCACCGCCAAATCCAGCAGCAGCAGTAATATCACGTACATTACCTGCACCATCTGTTGATTTTTCTGCTTCAACCATAGCCATTTCAAGTTGATCTTCGAAACGGATACGAGCTTCATGCTCAGACTTTAAGTACCAAAGGTAGCCAGAAGTTCCAGCTTCAGTAGTTACTTCTACCCAACCAATTTGAGCAACATCAGAACCATTTACATTATACTTGTCACGCAAGATAATTGGTTTGTTGTTGAAAGTTGTGAAAGAAGCATCAACTGAATTACCAGCTTTTTCAGTTCCTTTAGCGTACTCAGAACCGTAAACAAATACTTTTACGTCGCCTCCAGTGATAGTTAATCCTGATGCGTCGCCATAAGTATCTACAGTTACAGCCTGTCCCACTACGTCTTGTACATATGCTTTTTGAGTTGTAAAGCCTTTAGATACAACAAGCGTCATTCCTTTTCCGATCAAGTGACCTGCAGGGAATGTCAAAGTTGTAGCGTCTGCTACAGCAACATCATCATAAGCAATGTGTAAACGTCCTTGCTCTGACCAAGTAATTACGTCAGAAGCCATAGGCATTTCAGCGCCTACCATACGTAAAAATCCAGAAATAGTACGATTTCCATATCGCTCTACTTCTTTCTCATATACCTCAGGCAAAAATTGTTGCGTGAAGTCTAAGTCCGCGACAGAAAGGTAGTTGTCTCCAAACAATCCCTTAATAGGTCGTGGTGTTAAATGTGCGAGAGCTGTTGGGCTCCCAGTAAAAGATCCAGCCATTTTATAAATTTTTAATGGTTATTATTTTCGTTTTTTAACTTTAAAACTACTCGTGCTTACTGCATCGCTTTCAACCGTGCGTATTGTCCAACCATTTTGTGTTGTTACTTTTTCGTGTCCCCGTCTAGGGTCCATATCAACATTTTTGGTTCGAGCCATGCTATCTTTCACTGCATCGGCTTTGCCTTGCTCGTAAAAGTGGTTTGCAATTGCATCAGCATTCATAGCTGTGAATAAAGACTTATGATAACCCTTAGCGTCTGACATTTCATTTTTATCGTTCAAGAACTTCTTGACAAAATTATTAATGTCGCTTTGAGTTTTCTTTACATCTCCAGTATTTTTAATTTTAAACCTATACTTCTTGTCTCCAACAGAATAATCAAAACCTTTGAAATTCTCATTAAAAACGTTTTCGGTTTCAGTTAAAAATATTTTCTTTTGCGATTCAGCCATTTTAGTGACCTCTTCGTTTTCTTTATTATAGCGGTTGAAAAATTCAACTGCCTTTTGCTGTTCCTGTGTTAAATTAGATCCAGCTTTAATATTTTCGTAATATTTGCTTTTTAAGCCTTCAAGATGTTTTTTAGCTTTAGCGGCTTCTTCTTTAAAGGCTATTTTAGCTTTTCTAATATCCCTTGGCTCATCTAACTCTTCATCATATGAAAAGTCTTCCATAAGAATATCAATATCTTCTTTGTCTAAATGCGGCTTAGTTGTTTCGTAAAATTCACGAATTAACTGCGCTTCGTTTAATTTAGAATAATCAGTATTTAGTTTTACATAATCATCCAGGCTTCCGCCTGTGTCATTCATAAAGTCAACAACTTTTTGAATATTTTCTGGCAAATCAATACCAGCATCAGCTTCTACTACAGCCTGTTCGACTTGCTCAGTGAGCTCCTCTACTGTAGCAGCGGGCTCTTCCGCTACCTCATTATCGACTATTTCTTCTAGCGGTGCTTCTTCGGCTTCCCGTACTTCTTCAACCACTTCTTGGCTGTCTGACGCGTTTTCGGATTCTCCGACAATAGCATCGCCGTCATCTGCGCTTTGCTCTTGAACGGCATCTTCTTGTGGGTTATTAAGTTTACCTAAATCTAATTTTATTGTACCATCTTCAGCGACTGATGCGCCAGTGTCTGGTTTTTCTTCAACAACTTCGTTTTCAGCTGCTGGTTGTTCTTGGGTATCTTCTTGTACCTCAAGTAATTCTTCTTGGTTTTCTGACATGATAAAATATTATATAATTGTACATTACTATTATTACTTAGGTTCAAAGGTTCCTAAGTCAAACCCTCCGCCAATTATATCGTTTCCGCCGGATTCGAAGTTTTTTGGTGGTGTATTGTTTTTTCTTTGCTCAATTAATTCGCTTTGCTGAGACGCTTCCATCTTTGAGCGATCATCTTTACGATCTTCTTTTTTGCTTTCACGCTGCTTGTATAGTTCAGTTTCCATGCCCTTGAGTTGCATGTTATAATCAAACTCCTGTGCCATTAAAGCTTTCTTCGCTTCAACCTCCGCTTCCAACTTTTGTAAATCCAGCTGCCCTTCTAATTGTTTTAGTTGCGCTTTTTGTTGCGTTATAGCTGCTTGCTTTTGTACTTCGGCTTGTGCTGCCACTTGTTGGGCTTGAGCATTTGCTTGCGCCTGCGCTTGCATATTTTGCTGCTGGATAGCTTGATCCCGCTCTTGTTTTTTCTTGCGCTTAATTTTTAATAGCTGATTAGCTAATTTTAAATTTTGTACTTGACGTATATCTATAGCGTCATCTAAGTCTATTAAACCTGCCGACAATGCTGTTTGTATGTTGTTTTCAAGCATTTGTTTTTCTTCATCGTCTGGCATAAGCGTTAAGAATATACCAAAATCATACAAGTGCAAATTATTCATTTCAGACAAGGTGGCCACATTATGCGCTCCTATCTTTTGTATAAAAGCTTCTCTAGCTGGAGAATACTCTATAATATCAGACACTCTTAAGGATAA